AGGAAGAAAAAGCGCGCGCGGACGGGCACGCGCGGCACTCTACGCGCGCGCAGGGGGCGGGGGGGGTCGAAAATTGCGCGCCGTCTCCCCCAAATATGGATTAGGCTAGAACAAAATTTTCGACAAATGGCAACTCTAACACCTGAACGCGACATGGCAGCGGCTTTACAGTTACCGCGCAAGGAACTAGCCAGACACCGTGCGGGAATGGTGGAGGGCTTGGACTGGGAGAAGCGGGGTAGACTGGTTGTTTACACGGAAGATGGCGTCCACAAGCTCCACGTTCTTTTGGGCCTCGTAGACGCTGTTGAGTTACCTCCCAGCACTCCGCAGTCTGCCAAGGTAACAAACGCCCGCATACGCAATCCCCGGCTCATTATGGCGGAGTATGAAGGCGAGTCAGTCTTGGTGCGAGTGAACCCGACTACCCGTGATCGTTATGTTCCGGGGATGCTTGTGCATGTCAGGCAGGATGGTGCTGGCTGGGCGGAGGCGAGCCGTCCGAGGAAGAGGGGGGTAGACAGTGTTGCGTTACGGTAGTGAGGAGGAGGAGCAGGATCGCCAGTTACGCGACTGGTTTGCGGGGCAGGCTTTATCTGGTGCGATGGCGAACTGGACTGAGGGGTTTTCGCCGGACACGCAAGCCTTGGCGAAGTTCAGTTATGAAGTGGCTGATGAGATGATGAGGGAGCGAGACAGGTATGAGTGAATTAATGAGGCCGTCTTGTGAGCGGCATTTGCAGCGCATTAGGGAGCGCACCAATGATTTGTTGGCGGAGAAGTACCGCAAGGGGCAGGAGGAGCATGGCGGCTTTTTGTGGCGGCGGCGGATTATGCCGGAGGTAATGGCGGAGACGTTGGACTTGGTGTGTTATGTGATGACGTTGGAGGAACACATTGAGGAGGTAAAGAATTTGTGTGTGCGTGGGGAGACTGGCGACATGAAGCCTGCGGAGGCACTGAATAAGATAAAGAAAATCCTATGAAAAAAACACTGGTAACGATGGGCTTGCTGGCAGCTACGGTAGTGGCAGCGGCGGAGCGGCATGTGCCTGAATACTTGAATCGCATTAGCGTGACGGTACGGGCGGAGATGGACTACTCCAAGTCGGAGGGGTCGGGGAACTTGTTTGTTCGCAAGGTGGACGGCAAGGATGTGTGGTTCTGCTGGAGTGCGGGCCATGTGGTAGCTGATTTGCGCAAGGTGGAGGAGCGCATAGTGGGTGGCAAGCCCACCAAGCACATTACCTTTGAGAACCCGAAGTTGGTGCGTGAGTTGCGCAACAAGGATGGGCGGCGCACGGGTGAGGTGGTGGTGGATGCGAAGATTATTCGCTACTCCCCTGCCAACAAGCATGACCTGTGTTTGATGCTGGTGTTGTCGGAGGACTTTAAGGCGGAAGCCTCGGTGGAGTTTCTGCCGAAGGATGCGCCTTTGACTCGCGTGGGGGCGCACCTGTGGCATTGCGGCAGCTTGCTTGGCAGTGGGCGCAATGGTGAGGGCAGCGGGCACAACAGCATTACTGATGGTGTGTTGAGTGCGCATGGGCGTTTGTTGTTCAAGCAGCCCTTTTGCCAGACTACGGCTCCGGCGTATCCGGGCAGCAGTGGTGGTGTGATTGCCAACGATAAGGGGCAGTACATTGGCATGTTGGTGCGTGGTGCGGGCAGTGACTTCAACCTGTGTGTGCCGGTGGCGCGTATGTGGAAGTGGTCAGCGGAGAACAAGGTGGAGTGGGCGATGAACCCGAACCTGCCCATCACCAAGGCAGAGATTGACAAGCTGCCTATTGAGGGGCCAGCGGAGTCTGGCGACAAGAGTGATGATGGCAAGCACAAGGACTATCCGTTTCAGATTCGCGTGGAGAAGCTGAAACCCCTAGAGAAGTAATGGCGATTACCGAACCAACCCCGCATCCTTTTTGGGTGGCCCCGACACGGGAGCAATGCTTGGCGCAGGCTGAGTCGATTGATCCTGAGACGGGTGAAAAGTACGGTATTGATAGGGTCTTGCGCGACCTTGAGCAGCGGGAGTACCAGCTAGAGATGGCGCGTAAGGAGCCGTACAGTTGCGGGGTAGGTATTCGCCCATGTGCGCCCGACAGTGAGTTGGATCATTGGGTGCGGGCGGAGAAGTTATTGGAGAACCATGATCGTTTGGCGATTAGTGGTGGCAACCGCAGTGGCAAGACTGCTTTTGCGAGCAAGTATCTGGTACGCACGATGGTGGAGAAGCCCGGTGCGCGGGTGGTGGCTTTTTCGATGACCAGTCAGAGTAGCATTCGTGACCAGCAACCTGCGGTCTTCAACATGTTACCGAGTCAGTGGCGCAAGCCGAAGAAGACCAAGACAACCAATGTGAGTTACACGGTCAAGAACGGCTTTAGTGAGGCGACCTTTATTCTGCCCAATGGAGCGCAGTGTTGGTTCAACCATTACTCGCAGCAGCCGGACATCCTGGAGGGTATGGAGGCTGACTTGATTTGGTTTGATGAGTTGGTGCCGTATAGCTGGGTGGAGACGGCGCAGTTTCGTTTGGTAACGCGCAAGGGGAAGATGTTGATAACGGCCACGCCTATCACGGGTTGGACGAACACGTTGGCGGCGTTCCAGAGTGGGTGCCGTTTCACAGCCTTTCGGGAGGCGTTGATGTTAGAGCCGGACAAGGTGCATGTGCCGGGGGTGTTGGCGGGGCACATGCCGTATGTGGCGAAGTGTTTGCGGGATGACTCGGCGATGGTGTGGTTTCACACTGACCAGAATCCTTTCCAGCCGCAGGACAGTATGCAGAAGGCGTTGGAGAAGGAGAGCAGTGTCCAGAAGAAGGTGCGTTTCTATGGGTGGTGCGAGAAGACCAGCGGCAACTATTTCCCCAAGTTCAGCAAGGTACATGTGGTGGAGCCGGAGGACATTCCTGCGGAGGGCACCAACTACATGGTGACTGATCCGGCGGGTAGCCGCATGTGGGCTACCTTGTGGCTACGGGTGGATGAGTCTGGGCGCATGTATGTGTATCGGGAGTTCCCCAATCGCCGTGACTATGGTGAGTGGGCGTTACCCGGAGACAAGCCCGGTGGGGTGAAAGGCCCAGCGCAGGAGGGGCAAGGTTGGGGGCCGGAAAGTTATGTGGAAGAGTTCCGCAGGCTGGAAGGTGATGAAGATATTTATTGGCGTTTGATTGACCCGCGAGCCGGTGGCAGTCCTGCGGCGATCCGCGATGGGGCATCGTTGGTGGATGTGTTGCGGGATGATTGCGACATGGACTTTGAGCAGGCCAGTGGCGTTCACATTGAGCAGGGCATTGCGTTGATAAACGAGGTGTTGGATTACGACACGGAGCAGAGCTTGTCGGTGGTGAACGAGCCGAAGCTGTATATTAGCAGTGAGTGCGGCAACTTGATTGATTGCATGAAGGAGGCAACGCCTGCGGGTGGTGAGAAGAATGCGTACAAGGACATGATTGACTGTATGCGGTACTTGATGCTGTTCCGTCCAGAGCATGTGACGGACACCAGTTTTGCTGCGGTTGGAGGAGGGAGCTATTGATTATGGTTATTGAAGAATACCCCCCGTTGTTGACCCGCTCGCAAGCGGCGGAGTTGACGGGGTTGAGTGCAAAATACTTGGACAAATTGAGGCTAAACAATGCGGTGCGCGTCTATACCTTGGTGGGTGGATCGCAGCATCGTTTCTATCGGGACGAACTGTTGGAACACGTTGGCCTAAAGGAGAATAGAAATGGAGAACACTGACGCATTAGCGAAACACACGGGAGGGCCGGATGTTCCTGAGTTGATACAGGAGTTTCGGCGGAGCATGGACGAGGGCTTTACCCTTGAGCGTACCAGTGCGGCTGACAAGGCCCGCTATATGCGATGGGATGGGCAGAGCGACGATGGCAAGAAGCATGACGCCAACTTGCCGGAGGGGAACCAAGCGTTTCCTTGGGATGGAGCGAGCGACACGCGCATTCCGTTGGTGGACAGTATCATCAACGACTGCGTGGACATGTTGACAACCTCTGCCAGTCGCTCGCAGTTATCGGTGAGTGGCACGGAAGTGGGCGACCTTGAACCGGCTGGGGCAGCGACAACTCTAATGAACTGGGTGCGCAACAACATGCACAACACACTGGGAAGTGAGAGTGAGTTGTTGGGGCAGTACATGATGTCCTATGGATGGAGTGCGGCGTTTGTGGGTTGGGAGCAGCAGAGTGCGTTGAAGACGCAGACGTTGACCTTGGAAGAGGTTCATGCGATGGCGGCACAGTCTGCGCCGGACTCACTGATGGCTTCCCTGCCGGGGATGATTAACGAACCGGAACGTGAGAGTGAAGTTGCGGGAGTGGTGCAGGACTATGTTCCGGGCATGAAGAAGTGGGCGGCACGCAAGGTGGTGAAGGACTTGCGCGAGACGGGGCAGGCGGAGTTTCCGGTGCCCTACATCTGTCGCAACGCGCCCAGTGTGACGGCGTTGAAGCCTTATGATGATGTGTTGTTTCCGCCGGAGACGATTGACTTGCAGAAGGCGCGGGTGATCTTCCGCAGACAATTCATGTCCGAGGTGGAGCTACGCGCCAAGGTGACTGACGAGGGTTGGGATGCCTCCTTTGTTGATGAAGCTGTGCAGACGGCAGGCAAGAGCTTGGGGATCAATGATGTGAGTCGTGCGCTCAGTGCGTTGACGGACAGCACTATTGAGCGGCGGGATAACTTGGTGGAAATTGTATGGGCTTATACGCGCCAGTTGGACAGCAATGGCGTGCCCGGTATCTGGTACACCATCTTCTGCCCGCTACTTTCCAACAACGAGGGAGAGCCTAGTTTGTTTGCGAAGCATGAGATGTTGGATTACGCGCACAACGAGTATCCGTTTGTGTTGTTCCGCAGGGAGCATGTGGCGCGGCGGGTTACGGAGAGCCGTGGTGTTTCTGAGATTGCCCGCACATGGCAGCAGGAGATCAAGGCGCAGCGGGACAGTGTGTTTGATTCGACCAGCTTCGAGACGTTGCCGCCGATTCAGGTGAGCAAACGTTTGGGCTTGGCAAACAAGATTGGCCCTGCGGTGCAGTTGCCGGTGACACGCGCTGGAGACTATCAATTCCTGCAACCGCCGAGTCGCCCACCGCAGACTGCCTTTAGTGTTATGGACGCGGTGCGTCAACAGGCTGACGAATACTTTGGTCGGCCCAACGCGCAAATCCCGCAAGTGGTAACGCAGTTGAAGCAGCAGCGCATGGTGAACCAATGGTTGCGTGGATGGACTGAGGTGTTCCGCCAAGTGTTCCGTTTGTGCATCCAATACTATTCACTGGAAGAACTGGTGCGAGTTACCAGTGCGCAGGCGGCACAGGTGATTAGCCATGACGCAGCGCGTTATGACTTCGTGTTGAAGTTCAACGTGGCGGAACTGGACAGCGACTTGGTGAAGTCGAAGCTCGATGCGATCAGCACGATTGCCACCACGCTGGATGCGGCTGGGCGTATTGACAAAGTAAAACTGGTGGACAAGGCGTTGCGTGCGGTGGCCCCGGAAGCGGCGGATGAGCTGCTGGTGGACGAGGCAGCGGCTTCGCAGAAGATGTACAACGATGTGAAGCGCGACATTGCGCAGATGTTGTTGGGCTTTGAAGCGAGCTATGCGGATGCGAGCAACGATCCTGCTGCGGGCACCAAGCTTCAGATGGCGCAGGAGATAGCTGGCGGCAATCCAAGAGTGCAGCAAGCGATGGAGGGTGACGAGATGTTCCAGCAGTTAATGAAGCGGTACTTGGAGAATCTCCAGATGGGGGTTGCCCAGATACAGAACAAGACCATAGGTCGCATTGGCACCAAGCCGATGCAGGCGGGTTAAGCTATGAACGAAGTGAACTGGAACGCCTTCCAATGGGATGGGCACAACGAATTGTGGGAAGAGGTGCTGGCTCAACTGGACGCCTTCCACGTTGCAGAAGTAGAGGTGTTGACTTCGCCGGACTTATCGGCGGAGCAACGCCACTACGTTGCAGGCAGAGCAGCAGCCATATCGGAGTACCGCGACCACCTAAAGAGCCTGCGGAACGCTGCTGAAACAAACAGAAAATAATACCCAACGTTACCCAACGTTACCCAACCTTACCCTGCGTAAAAGCGGGGTATTTTTTTTGGGAGCATCTTCGCATCTAATCATTATTGGCACGGTGTTTCTGCGTATCACGGTGTCCTGAGAAAACCAAACGCTGCTTTGATAAACGGAGCTTCTTGCGGCTCCCCAAAATGCATGGCTGACAACAATGAAGGGTCAACGGAAAGCCCTAACAAAACCGTGGAACCGCAAATTGACTTGGATCAAGAGAGCTTGGCTTCGTTGCTAAAGACAACTCTTGAGCGAGATGAACAGCCGGAACCTCAACCGGCTAATGCGGAAGAACAAAGTGAGGAAAGTGAACAGTCCGACGAAGCCTCTGTGAGTGCAGAGGGAGAAGCGGACAACGATCTTTCCGAAACTGAAACGACTGAGGCGGAGGCTGAACCAGCCGCCAACGAGGTAGAGGACGAGCAGGACGGTTTAGCACCGGACGTTCAAGAGAGTGTAAACAAGCGGATCGGCAAGGAAGTCCGTAAGCGCAAGGAAGCAGAAGAATCCGCAGCAGAGGAAGTAGCGGAACTGAAGCAGAAACTTGCGGAAGCGGAGGCGCGTGCAGCAGAGGTTGGGGAACCAGTTGCGCCACCGCCCACGGACGAGAACCCTTTTGCGCACCTGCAAACAGCAGAGGATGTGCAGAAGGAACTCTTACGAGCCGAGCAGACCCTGGAGTGGGCAGAGGACAACCCGGACGGGGCGTACATCACCACCAAGGAAGGCGAGCAGGAGTTTACACAGGAAGACGTTCGGGAGATTCGGAAGAAGGCAGCGCGGGCGATTCGGAGACAGCTACCGGATCAAATGAAGTTCATTCAGACCCGTGAATCCTTGGAGCCGGATGTGCTTAAAGCGTACCCGTGGTGGAAGGACAAGGCGAGTAGCGAATACCAGAACGCGCAAATGGCCATTCGGGAGTTTCCCGAACTAATGACCAAGCCTAATTACAAGTTGATTGTTGGCGATGCGCTGGTGGGGCAGGCAATGCGGTTAACTCAGGGGAAAAAACCCGCGCCTGTTAAAGCAACTCCCAAAGCACCATCACAGCCTACGGCACCGGCAGCGGAACCTGCGCCGGTAGACCCGAAGGCGGCTCGTTCAGCTTCCGCCCGCAAATCGTTTCAGGAAACAGGAGGGGTCGATGAGTTGGCAGAAATTATCAAGCTGAATTTATAGCTTGGGAAAGGAGCTAAAATGGCTTCACTGTTAGAAAAAGATCAAATCGGCAAACGCGAAGATTTAGCCGATTACATCGCCCTCGTCGATGCTCACGATTGTCCATTGGTCAGCGGAGCGAAGAAGGGAGCAAAACCGGGTAACACACGTATGGACTGGCAAGCCGATGCCTATGCAGCGGCAGTCGCCACCGGCACCGTTGATGGTACCGATGTTGGTTCGAGTGATTACCAGAACCCCGGTGAGAACCGTGCTATCTTGAGCAACTACGTTCAAGTGCATCGTCGTTCCATCCGCGTCAGCCCGCTGGCTCTTGAGATCAGCAACGTAGCTGGCATCAACGATGAGATTGCCCAAGGCATTGCCAAGAAACTGGTCGAGATCAAGCGCGACATGGAGAAGTCCTACCTCTCCGCCAATGACGCGCAGGCCGATGACGGCACCAACGCTTATCTGACCAAGGGCTTGGCCACTTGGATCAGCACTAGCGGTGGTTCCGTGCTGCAAGTTCCGGCTGCATTCCGCACGCCGACTGCGAGCATCGAAACGACTGCCACCACGGCGAACATCACCGACACTACCGTTCAGGATGTGTTGGCGAGCATCTATTCCGAGACTGGAAGCATCAAGAATTTCACGATGCCTCTGGGTCGCACCCTCAAGCGGGCCTTTACGGATCGCCTGACGGGCACGCGCTCGGTGACTGATGCGAGCAACAACATTGCTGCTACCCAAGTGCGCACCTTCTCGCCTCAATCGGGCAAGAAAGTGACATTGGCCGTCGATTTCTTCGAGGGCGACTTTGGTTCGGTGGCTTTGGTGCCGGATAACTTCATGCCCGCGCAGACCGATGGTTATGTGCTGGACATGGACGGCATCGAAATCCGTTACGGCAAACTGCCGGAGGTGAAGGAACTGCCCGACAGCGGCGGTGGCCCAATCCGCATGGTGGAAGCTGTGGCTGCGTTGGTGGTGAAGAACCCGCTGGCGCACGGTAAGTTCGACTTGGCGAGCTAATCCGGACAAGGATGTTAGAACACGCTATCAACTCGCTGCCGGGGGAGTTACGGGACGCAGTAGCCGCCCGCCTCCGGCAGCGAGTCTTATCGCAATGTGACCAAGCCTTCGCGGACGCGGCGGTGATTGGTTCCCAAAACAACTCCCGCGCCTACCGACATGTGGAGGGCATGGGTGAAATGAAAGCCAGCATCCCTGCGACAGCCTACCATTACTGGGGGCAACGCGAAGGGTACGATGTGTGGCAGGACAAAAAGTTTATGAAAAAGTACCGTGAAGATAATCCCGATGTGAAGGTGAACACGGTATCTGATAAAACCCAAGTGGGGTACACGGGCAACGGCTTCTATCGGGTTGGAGCGGGTCGCACCATAAAGGTATATAAATGAGAAAGCTGACCTTTAAGAACGTGCTTTACGGTGTGGCCCAGTTGGCAGGGCTTGATCGGGATAATATATCGACAAGCGAGTTTGCCCGCATCCGAGATTTAGCCGATGCAAGGCTGGCACTTGCGTGGGAGTCCGGTGAATGGCCGGATACATTGCTGGTGGAGGAGCGTACCTTCCGCCCGTTGTGGAGCAGCGGAACAACGTATGCAAAAGATGCGGAGGTTTATTATGCAAAAGAGGACAAGTATTACCAGTCCGTTGCCGCTGCCAACACCGGCAACACTCCAACCACAAAAGACTGGTGGGCAGACGCTAGTGAAGCTCCATCTGGAGACGATTGGCTCACCGGCACATCCTATTCAGTTGGAGATACAGTTAGATATGACATCACCGGAAAGCACTACTGGTGCTATCTGGCTCATACATCAAGCGGTTCGGTCACACCGGAAACAAGTAGTAATTGGACGCAATTAGTTCCGTTTGATCGTTACATTGCCCATGAGCAGACTGGCGAAACCAAGATCGGCGAGTTCCTTTCCATTGCCAGCAAAGACCCGCGCAACTTTACATCCATAAAAGAGTACGACTTTGAGTTGACCGGCACGGGCGCACATGTGGCCAAGGACGTTACGAAGGTGTGGGTACGGGGCCGGAAGCAACGCCCACTGCTAACGGGCGACAGTCATTCAAGTACCAGTGCCTACTCTTCAGGCGACCAGGTATATTTTAACGGAGACTTTTACGAAGCAAACCAGTCTGTTGGCGTGGCTGAAACTCCTTCAACTCACGCAAGCAAGTGGACGCTGGTAGAGGTGCCGTATATTTTTCAGGGCTACCTAATCCGTGGAGCCTTTGCGGATTATCTGCGGGCTACGGGTAACAATGAATTGGCTGCAATGGCTGACCGCGATGCGGAAGCAGTTATTGCGATTGAAGCTGACAAGCTACTCCGCCAGCAAGGGCAGGTTAAGCGCGTCAACGTATTGACTTATTAAAGGGGCATCCACAATGGCTAACAAAAAAATCAGTTCCTTCACCGAATTAACACAATCCCCGGCGACCGGGGACGTACTTCCGATTGTGGATGTTAGCGACACCACTGGGGCACCCACTGGCACGACGAAGAAGGTCAGCCTCACGAATTTGAGCGCGGGCATCGTGGACATTTCCACCAGCCAACTCGACGCCGCCAGCTTGGTGACGGAGAGCGAAGGCATCAGCAGCAACGACAACGATACTACGTTGCCTACGAGTGCAGCGGTTAAGGACTACGTTGATTCGCAGATTCTCACCAAAGATAATCTTGATGAGATTGCTGAGGGCACGACGAACAAACATTTTACAGCAACGGACGAAACCAAGCTCGATGGCATTGAGAGTGGCGCGGAAGTAAATGTGCAGTCAGATTGGAATGTCAGTTCTGGCGATGCTCAGATTCTCAATAAGCCGACTGTTCCCTCGGCCCTAAACGATCTATCGAACGTCAACGCAAGTCCGTCTGACGGTCAGGTATTGAAGTGGGTTAATGCTTCCAGTGAGTGGCAGGCTGGTGATGATGCGGGCGGCAGTGGCACAGTCACAAGCGTTGCCATCACCGGCAGTGACGGCATCGAGGTAGACTCAGGTTCACCCGTGACATCGAGCGGGACGATTGCGCTGGGAACCAGTTTCACGCAAACCGGAACCGGAGCCAGCGCACGCACAATAACCGATAAGCTAAAAGATGTAGTTTCTGTAAAAGATTTCGGTGCAGCGGGGGATAATTCTACCGATGATTCATCAGCGATTCAGGCCGCCATTGACGCTGTTGACGGCGGCCTGAGCGACCTCGGTGA